GGTAGGGCGTGTGGATCAATATACCTAACACAACACACCAGAATCCGCGACTCTCACATCACACCCAACGATCCCACCTCACGCTCTCCCACTGTATGGGCTCCCTTCCCCCGCCCCTCTCTGTCTCGGACTTGATGATCCTCAAACTTAAAACAGTTGAGACCAGAACTTCAATCTGATCTATTATCCAGTATGACAACCTCACCTTCTCCGCACTCTCCTGATCTCCTCTCCGGATCCGTACCGACCGACTGGGCAATGTCGAACATCGAAGGATCTCCGGGGACACCTGGACTGGAGTCAATCCCCGAAGAAGAGGATGGTAGTCAGAAAGAACTGATCGAATCCACTGCCGAACTTGACGGAGAAACGGCTCTCAGCGTAGCCGGTACCTATGGTTTTTCATCTGTTGGCGAAGTCATCCGCGCCCCCCTCCCCACGACTTTGGTCGATTTGATCGGTGCGAAAATCTCGACCGTGGACGAGATCCCGGTCCAGATCGACACGAAGATCACCACAGACACGCATGTCCTTTCGACCAGCGGAGTGAGTTCGCTTCCGCTCAGGAAGGGACCTCTCAAAGCGCGGTCTCCGAAATCGCCGCGAGCCTTCGAGACGACAAGGACTTCTTCAGTCCGATCGCCGACAATGATTGGAACCAATCCCGTTGGATCCGATTTGATGACCAAGCTCGCACACATCCTCGATAGTATCAATGAGATCAAGGGTGATATCCGAAACGTCTCGAACCGTGTCGAGGCTGTCGAGAAATCTGTTCTCGACATGGGCAAGACGATCGAGGACTTCCGCGGCGATCTTGACACAAACAGGTCGAGAATTAATGGTGCCATGGCTACCTCAGTAGGAGAATTGGCAGGAATGAAAAGAGAGATGGAAAAAGAACGATCCGAGACAAATAAACTCCATAACCGGATGAGTTCCACTGTTGCGTATCTCCAAGGTCAAGTCAAAGGACTCATGACGAAATCTGCGAGCGCGGTCGAAATGACTACTCTCGAGACGTTCTCTCCGCAAGATGAAGTTCAATCTTCGTCGGACGTCGAGGGAGAAACGAGAGATCACGAAGACACGCAGAAAAGTCAGATGTCTATGTTCAGCGATAGGACTGAGATCGCGATTCCTCTCCGTCGTAAGATGGACAAACGTCTTGACGATCTCCTCGTCTAAATTCAGCACCGCCATCCACAAATTGTACATTATCCCTGAACGTGTTCGAATTACTCCGTCGCGATAAGAATTATCAAAAAACCTGAGACCAGAAAACTCAATTCAATCTCACATCCGATCTCCTCCCGATCTGTCGTCGAATTGTGATGTCTGGCGCGCCTGCTTTACCCGCTCATGTTCCTTCTCTTTCGATTCAGCCGCTCCCCGCCGGGTTTGATTCGTCGATTCTGACCTCAAACACGAGGGCGTCTGTACCCGGGTCGACAGCAGTCCGGGGACTAACGTCTAAGATGGCGAGATCTCAGCGCGAATTGATCGCTGTGCTCGTCCCCGACCCGACGAAGAAAAAACAACGAGCTGTTCTTCTCGCCGCTTTGTTCGCTTATAATAAACATCTCGAACATGATGGCATTCAGGAGGCATGGGTCTGGTCCATAATTGAGAACACGTATCCCGGGATCATGGATGCCCTTTTCAGTTCCAATCTCGACGTGAACAATCGATCTGTCGTCGTCAAGAAGATCCACCTCACCAAGGATCAGTTTGATTTCCTCAATAATGATTTCGCCCCCAAGAAGGACACAGGAATTTTTATACCTCAATTTCCGCAGATCTTTCCGTTGTCTGCTGAAACCGAACCGGTGTACATGGAATGCGTCTCGCTCGCAGTCATTTTCATGTGGACACTTGGAAAGACGCCCACAGCAGACAATTATCCCGCCTTCAAAGTCAACCGGGTCAGAGCCCTGACTGGTAAGGCTGGTCTGACGCCCGGACAGCATTCCGTTCTTGCAGAAAAGAATTTCCCTTCCGTCGCAACTCTAGTCCGGTTCATCGGGTATTTCAACCTCAATATTAGGTTGAGAGAACCATTTGCGAAAGAATTGCTCTCGTGGTCGGGAAGAAACGCAGACACTCCGGAGAAAGAATTAGCTGTCTCGCAGATCTCCTTGTGGGAAGACGCGGGATTGGGGCACGTCGCTCTGATCAAACTGCTCTTGATAGGCTACGGCGAAGCGCTCTTGAACATCCGTCCGCTTCACGCCGAGATTCACAAATTCTGCACAGATCTCGTCAGTTTCACAACGGCCATCCAGCACGATGGTACTATCGCGTTCGGTCGGGTGATCACGGGAGGGAATCAAGGTTTCATGCCATCGAAGGGGTACTCGGAACTTCTCGGTATTGCACGCGCCGTTTTCGCGAAACGTGATAAGAGGTTCACTCAATATGCCAAAGGTCTCAAACAGCCTGTTTTCTGGGACGAATTCATCGAGGAATGTGACACGCTCAATCTCATTGTTCCCGATGAGCGTGTTACTCCAGTCGTCCCTGTCGTTGTCGGTTCCGATTGATCCCGGAACAGGCTGTTCATGTACAATGTATCCACTCCGACGTGAATTATCAAAAAACCGAGACCAGATATGTCCCACCGTGATCCAGATCAATATGATCCATTCGTGTCTGACGATTTCGATCAAGAAGGAGACACGCGATGCTTCTTGTTCCCGCAGGAGTTGGACAACCCGTTGATCGACACTGTTTGTGCGAAATTTGAAAATATCTTGGGGTTGCCTCAAAGAAGACCTCTGTCCAAGTACGCGTCGTATCATAAAGAGAGAGAGTTCGTCTCCATAGTCGGTCAGATCATCAAGTCGCGTGTCAGATTCGGCGAAACGGTCACTATGACCCCATGGGATATTTCTCCAGTGATTGATGTGATTCGGGTCTGTGAAGATATTCATCTTCGCGAGAAAACCGCAAAGGTGGATCTCGAGATCCCGAATCTTCTTGTCAAGCTGCTCGGAGAGGGGATGACGACTGTCCTGGGTGAAAGAATCGATCTCGAGAGACTTGTTCTTTCAGATACAACGGAGAAATTTTTGTCTCTTCGAAACGAATTCGTTTCCCTTGTGAACAAAAGACGCGAGCTATCCGCACGGGGAGATTATTCACCTGTGATGTTCGATTCAGAAACTTGGACGCTTATTCTTATGAACGATTTCTCGGCATTCTGGAAAAAAGCAGATGATCGTAAATCGGGACGCGTTTTTCTAGGGTCCTCGGATATGTTTCTCGGTTTGTGTTCGATTGTGACCGGACGATTTTTATGCAAATTAATGTCGGATGTGCTATCTGAGACTCACGTGTATCCCGATCTCGAAAGAGTTTGGAGATGGCAACGTAAGTGTCTTGAACGATATGGAAACGATGGTTACGAGGTCGCTAAATCGACGGAAGGACTCCTCAAGAGTTACGTGTCGCGACATGCCGGGGGTAGTTACGCTTATCCGGACAGTTATGACCGAATGATCGCGAAAGTGGCTGAGAAAGAGTTCAAGCTGGGCACACAGGACTTCGAGAGCTCCGTGGTGTTCGATTTCACCACTGATGTTGGCGCCGTAACAGATGTGTCCACACTAGTTGAGATGTTCGGGGTAAACAAATGTATCAGCTTCCCGCTCATCGACCCAGCCCGCGGCGGGAGATCTGCCAGAACTGAGGCCAAGGCTCCTGATATATCCAAGTTGAGCGCGCTTAGTGATTGCTTGCACATGTATTCACATCTTATTCTCAAGAATTATCTTTCGAGAACAGGAAAGTGGCCTCCTATCGTGTTCGATGATGACACCACGAGTCTTTACAAACTTCAACGTGATCAGGTCATGAATATCGAAGACGGATCTTACCCTTTGTCTGATTGGGATGGTGCAGAGATACGATCTATATACGAGTTCGATTATCATCAGGATTTTCTATCGACGATCAAGGACAAAGCGGGTGCACCAACATTTTCTCAGATGAAGGACATTTACAGAAGAAAGAAGGTTCCTAGCGAGGCTAGACGGGTTCTTCTTGATATGTTGAAAACGGAAGATTTCGACCCAGTCGGACTCATCAATGACTACATGGATGGATTGATACCAGAAGACTGTCTACATATACTCCTGAGAGCGAAAGAGAAAGAACACAAGCTCGCCGCGAGAATGTACTGTATGCTTCATCCGCGTCTTCGTGCACCATTGGTGATAATCCAGGAAAATGTCAAATCGGGTCCTTTCAAAGATCTCCCTTATCAAAGCATGACCATGGATCGTAACACGCTAATGAGAGAATTACTGAGTATGACCGCTGATAGCGGATCCGGCAGATATCTTTTTATCGAAATCGATCTATCTAGGTGGAATCTGAAATTTCGTGATCTGTGGATCGGTCGACTCGGTAAGCTCATGGATGCCCAATTCAGTATGGAAAACTGTTTCGGTCGCGCTCATCAGTACTTCGAGAGATCGAAGATAACGCTGTATCACCAGGATGAATTGATACCCGCACTGGAAGAAGACAATGATCGGCTCTACGAGATTGATCATGATTTGGCGTGGACGAATCATCTGGGGGGGTTTGAGGGGATCGACCAGGCGACATGGACGGTCGCGACCATATGCATGCTGTACAGAGCTATGTGGGACGAGGATTCGTCGTTTAAACTGCTTGGTCAAGGAGACAACCAAGTCCTCGCATTGCTTCTCCGGTTGAAACCCGAAGAAACCGTAGAAATTGTTTCCAAACGAGTCATGAACAAAATTGAACAGAGTTGTCGAGATGTAAATCACGATGCAAAACCAGAGGAATTCGTTGATTCAACAGTGTGTCTCACTTACTCGAAGGTTTTTGTGGTGGGAGGACAAATTCAACCAATGCGATATAAGTTTGGATGTAAGAACACCGGCGCCGTTGCGAATGAGGTTCCGTCTTACATCGAAAGTCTCGGATCATTATCCTCGGGATGTGTCGCCCTTGGAGAAACCATGATACGACCCTTGGACGCTTGGAGATATCAGCTGGTTCTACATTCATTGTGTCTCAGCGACATGCGGCACCGTCCTTGGATACCTGCCGGGAAGACAAATTCCGGTGTCATTATCAGATCCAAAGACGTTGTTTTACTATCAATGATCGTTCCCTCAGTTCTCGGAGGATTCCCGATCTCCGCGTGGACGTCTTACGTATGTAGACATGAACCGGATCCATTAGGTGCCGCGATTGCGGGACTGAGAATATTCAATCATCCTGTGGTCAGAAATTTCCTAAACGCGTTGCAGTTGGGTCGACTTTTCCGACGTCCGTCAGATCATGATCTGTTGAGTCTTCTCATCAAAGATCCGTTCAGTCTTCCATTCAGAAACCCGAGTAATCAGGCGGGAATGCTCCGTCGGAGCGCGCGTCAGACGATGAGCAGTATAACGGTGAATAGACACATTGCGGAGATACTCCGGATGGAGACCGAGGCGGACACCGCGAAACTTTTGATCGCGGTGACATCTATCCGGCCTTTCATGCCGACTTTAATGCATGATCTGTTCGGATTGTCGGTCTTGGGGAAGGCTGACGAAATCGCAGGGATGTTCACAATGACCCGATCGATTGTCTCGAATACGCGATCAAAGGGATCTCTTCACGCTCATCTGATTGACACTGAGATCAACGGGGTTGTGACGATTCTGCTCAGATTCGCAGACATGTCCTGCAATCATCGATTGCCATCGACTGCCGCGAGAACGTCTTTCGGTTTTAGCGAAGATCTTCGACGTCGATGGGGATTAGGAGATGAAACCGTCGCAGGAATATCGACGTTCCATCCGCTTGATTTCCCATGGTCAACAGACCCGACCCGATCTGGAGTTTCCTTCTTCTTGTCCACACGTGTCCATGACCCTTTACGAGAAAAAGGACCATATCCGCCATATCTTGGTGGGAAAACCGAAGAGCGACGATCCGAGAAAAAATACGAGCTTAAACGAACCCCGAACCTTCAAGAATTGACAAGACTGGTTCTTGCAGCGACCGCGGGAGAAATGGACGATAACGTCTCCCGGATCTTCAACTGGGCGATTCTGTCGCGATCCGAATACTCTCTTGAAGAGTTGACTGGTATCCTCCCGACAACGATCGGTGGAGTGATCGCCCACCGTTACGAAATGATGTCCTCGGACGGAAGAATTGGTCCGATTGGAAACCCGACGTTCCTCACCAATGTGAAGATTTCGTCTGACAGAGTGGACGGTGTCAGTTCATCGAAGATCGATTACCCGATCGCCTTCCAACAATTTTTCTCTTACGGGTTAGGATTCCTGCGTCACGCTGGAAACGAGTTCTGTCCGCGACCAAGATGTCTGAACATACTGGTCAGCGCGGACAAGCTTGTCCCGCTGAAAAATGAACCTCTCATATGTCCTGTGAGGTACGAAGGACACCAGGTGGACGTGAGGCATAATCCGTTGTTGTATATCCCTGTCATACGACTTGACATGAACCATTCCGTTCCGCCTCAACACGAGATCGAACTTCTTAAGCTTCCTGACAAAGTCGGGAGATTATTTGTTCGGACCGCTTTGGTCAGTTCAATTCTAGAGTTTCTGTCGGACCCCCGGGTGGTATCAGGTGCCCTCGATTCCATCACACTCTATTCTCCAGTGGCGTACAAAGTGATAGACGCTGTCACTTTCGACTTGATCGGGATAGAGGACGTATTGACCAGTCTCGCGGTATCCGTGGGTCATCACGCTATAGCTCGAGCGATGACTGATATGTCTGTTCCTGTGCGGAACAAAGCGTCTATGTACGGATTAATCGCAAGATTGGCATATGTATCTGTCGGGATCCTCGAACCACACTTACGTAGATTTCCTGACTCTCTTTTATGGGCCAGAATCAGGGGATTAATAGTGATGACTCAGACACAAGATTCACTCCGACGGACGTTGGATATTCTCGCGAGACACATTCTCACCACGGCTGTCGTGTTCATAGAGTCAGGTGACCATAAGTTGTTCACCACTTATTACCCCGGATTCAATAGAAGACTCAACCGAACGACATACGCATGTGCGGTGGATCATGTGGCAAAGCTGATCTACTTCACGACATTGTTCTCAAACAGAGAAGCGGGAAAAGACACTGGAAAGAGATCTTTTAAACGGCTACGAAAGGAACTGTCGAGACTGAGGGAATACAACGCGAGTCCGTTCCATGTTGCACGTTTGGCGCTTGCTGATATGTCGGAGTGGGCGATGATGCATTCTCGTCTAGACGAGTTGACGGTCGCTGATTGGCTCAGTTCGCTTAGTGGTGATCGCCGAGTTATAACCTACCCCGTCGGACCGAGTGAACTCCTCCGATGGATTCGATCCAAGTATTGTCCACTGACTGAGATTCCGGTCAGATCAGAACCAGACACATCCACGATGTTCACGAAAGTGGTGATTCCACCTCCGATCACATTGAGATACACGAGACTCTCTCATCCGGAACCGTTCGCCCCACTGTTCGAAACGTTCGATAATATGATCGAAGAAGACATCCGTGACATGTCATACTGTTCACGGATAGCACGGTTCGGGACCGCGGCAGGAATGGAATCACGCGTTATGACTCAGTGGGCTTTCCTTGGAAAACTAATCTCCAAAACCGAGGTCGTTCTAGTCGTTGGAACGGGCTCGGGTGGAATCCAAGCCGTCCTTGCCGATCGTCAAATCATCTCTCGTGGGTTGGATATTTCCTCCTCATTATCCGAAAATCTCTATACGATGCGTGCTCTAGCGCCTATTGAGGTCCAACTAAGGAACATGACGGAATACGCCACGTACGCGAAGGAAACATTTATCACATCTGGCAATTGGTTTTTCGAGGAAGTCACCAGATCACTATTCGATGAAAACGAATATACGACTGTCGTGGTTGATGTGGAACAATCCGCCAAACGGAACTTCATGACCTTGTGGGAACCATTCGTTCGAACAGGATTCCGAGGAAAAGTATACGTGAAAATTCTTGCCTCCAGAACTGAACTCGATCGTCATCTTTCTGAATTGAATGCCATGGATGGCATATCGAATCTTTCCGTGCGACTCGTTTCCGGATGTGTTGATTGTCACTCTGTTCAGCATTATTGTGTGGACGCGATAGTGGATCAGCTCAAGATTCCGAACACCGTCAATTTCAGAATCAAAGTTTCACTCGGTCACCAACCGCGGACTTGGTCTGTACCGACCGATATCGAATATAGTAAGCTTTCGTACAGGTTCAATTCGATGACCGGAGGTGTCTTGGCGTGTACTGATGGGAAGAGATACCCGACATCACAAGAGATATTCGATAGACTCGCGATAGCAATTAGAACTGAAAACAGAAGGATATCCTTCCCACGGAATCTCGCCGCTGCTGGATTGACAGGAGCTGCAATTCTCGCGATCGTCGAGTATCTCTTAATGATAGAGGAGAAAGATGCCATCAATTTTTGGCTGGATAACTGGTTAGGTCCATACGTTGAAGTCGAGGGTATTAAGCCGAGAGGAAAGATGGTCATCGGAAGACACTCGAAAGGTTTTTTAGAAATTTACAGGAAAATGATACCGTTGGTTTATTCGTCGATGAGGAAATCTACGCGACGATACACGTGTAAAGATCTCAGAGCCGAGATGTGAAAGTCTCGGAATCGGGACGTGGAGATTTGTCGACGACCGTCAGATGATCGCGGGGAAGTAAATTTAGAAAAATTCGATCATGTCGTAGCGATCCATCTTATCGAGGAGTGACGCGAGAGTGTCGCCTTGGGAGGATGACGCGTCGAGCTGAGCGATGCGGTAAACCTTGACTGGACTAGTATCAGTCATTAAGACAGCGATAAACCGTCTTCTGTCTTGCCTGTCACTTTTAGACCGATAGACCAGATTGGATCCATTCCGGGAAATATACATCCGCGTTGATTCGGAATCTCTCACGGCGCGTTTAAGATATCCCACCGGGACATATTTGATTGACGTACGATGGAGATGATTCGAACTTACTAGATCGGCGTTCGAGATCCACTGTTGTGCGGTGTAGTATCCAGATTGACCGGATGAGGCCATCGATAATCTATCTGCCGATCTTTCTGTATCATCAGGTTTAACAAGCGCCTCGATAGATTCGACGAAGGACACTCGTGTCCCCCTCGAAAAGCCGTATCCGGTCTTGGATCGGCGAATGAATCGATGTGATTCATCTCCACGAGTCAAAATTCGTCCTGTCGGATACACATCGACGAATCTCATCGCAAACCGATTCAGCATACGAGTGATCGCACCCGGATTTCGATCTTCGACGGTCCTGTTGAACAATTT